CCTTCATGCCCTGATAAGGGATTCCTGTGCCATCATCTGCCAAGACAACATTGCCTGAGCTTGGTGCGTTGTTGCGGCCTGTGAATACGACTTTGCCGTCTCTGCTGATGAACAGGTTGCCTGGCTCTGAGCGAGCGATTGTTCTCAGGTAGTCAAGAACATTTGTGTCCTCAACAAAGACATCTGCACCGAGCGTTGTGCTACCAATTTGGATGTCTCGGTCTTGCGTTGACCAGTTGACATCTGGCAAGTCAAGGATTGCATCAACTCGCTCACCTGCCTTCTGAGCCGTTGCAGTCCCAGCAGGTAGTGTTTGTGTGTTGAACAGCGTGAAAGCGTCTGAGGAAGCCGCTGAAGCCTCGCTAAACCCACCTGGGTCATAGTTTAGATTCCAGTCATCTATGACACCTTGAAAGCGTGGCTGACCACCAGAGAAAATTCTGATTGCTCGCTTCGGAATAACCTGCCCATAGTAAGGCGAGTTCACATACTCAGGGTCAAAGGTTCTGTCGTTGTTGTCAAAGACCACATTCGCCAGACCACCATCAAACTCATCTAGCTGACGGTTCTTGCCTCGCTTAGTTGCAATGCTTTTCACCTTATCGGTGACATCGTAAAAGATAGTTCCACCCAAAGGGTAGGCAGGGTCATCGAGCTTGCCTTTGACGGGATTGTCTAGTGTGAGCAGGTTGGCGTTTGCTCCGACTAGATCGAAACCAATTTGAACCAGCGGTCTTGGCACACCCATTAGACAGCCACCCGACCACCAGTAGTCACATACTTAGTAATGACATTACCAACAGCCTTACCAACCATTGCTGGAGACTGAGTTGCGTCAGTTGCAACATTGACATTTATGACTGTGTTTGAAACAGGAGCTTGCGTTTGAGATGAGGCAAATGTTCCTGGTGCTTGACCAAGCGCAAAGTCAATGTCGAAAGGTGCAGGAGTAGGGGCAATGATTTTGTTGAGTGCGCTCGGTGGCAAAGCAACTGCAGCTTGAGCACTTGCCTCGGCTGCTGCTGCGCCGATGCGTAGTTCTGACAGCTTGTTCAATAGCTCTTGAATCGAACCGCCAAGACCTGCAAGCTCACCGCCAAGTCCCTTGATAGTCTCTCTGAACTCTTTGTCAATCTCAGCAAGAGCATCTTTGAGATCAGTTGCAGCCTCAAGCAGAGCCTCGTTCAAGGCAGCAGTAGCCTCAGCCATAGCCCTGTTGCGAACCTGAGCAGCCTTGCCAATAGTGTCATTGAAAACATCGTTGATAGCTGTGACTTGGTTTTCGTATGCTACTTGCTGAGCCTCAAGCGAGACAACCAACTCTGCTTCAGTAATTGCATAGAGGTTCTTGAGTTCTTGAGTTGCAAGCCCAGCAGTCTTGTAAATCTGGTCTGCAAGTGAATCAAGTCCAGTCTGGCTTTGAGTTTCTATCTCTGCAAATAGCGACTGAATAGAGGCTCTGGTCTCAGGCGTAGCGTTCAGCAGGGCATCTGTGATAGCCATGCCACCATCGTCACCTGCGCTAATCATCTGCTCGATGAAGGTCTGTGAGAACCCTGCACCGAATAGAGCGGCAGACTGCTCGGCAAGCTTCTTGTTTGAAGCTACTTGGTTTGCAAGAGTTGTGCGAAGTGCCTCGATAGGATCAGCCGCAGTAAAGACATCGGTGAATACCTTTTTGTCTTTTTCTGCATCCTTCTTGGCATCATCAAAGAGCTTTCTGCGCTCTTTCTCTGCGTCATTGAACTGCTTGAAAACATCGCTTAGGGTTAGTGCGGTTGCCTGATAGTAAGCGTCAGTCAAGCCCTTCTTTGAATCTGCAACAATGTCAGCAAGCTTCTTCTGCGCCTCTTGTTGAATGGAGCTGATTTTCTCGGTGTGCTTGATAAGCGCATCTTCAAGATCGGCGTTCTTCTTGATGGTGGCTTCATAGACTGCTGTTGAGTATTGCTCAGCGATGTTTGCTGAAGTCTTGGCAAAGTCCTTCTGAGCGTCACTCACTCGGTCTTGATAACGCTTCTGAGCATCCCACATCTTGTCAGATGCTTGCTTGATGATGCCCTGAACTTTCTTGAACTGCTCAGCCTGAATCTCGGCAGCACTCTTGCCGCTACCGCCACCAGAACCGCCACCAGAACCGCCAGCCCCACCTGTGCCACCAGAAGGCTTGTATGTTCCTGGCTTTCCGCCGTTTAGGTAGTAGGCAAGCTCACGCTGCTGGTTGGCAATCTTCTCGCCATCAACTCGAATGTCACCTAGCTGACTACGGAATTTGCTCAGGTCAACATTGTTCAAACCCTTTGCAGCACCCTCAGCATCTTCGATGCTTGCGGCAAAGTCAATGGTGTCAGTTGTGAGGAACTTCCAGAAGGTTGCAATGTCACCTCTTTGCAAAGCTTCAAAGGCGTATCCGATGCCTTGGAAGCCAGCGATGACAGAGGCAAGGGTTGTGACTACAAAGTCAATAACTCTGACCAAGTTTGACAAGAAGTCAGCAAAGCCCTTGGCATCTCTCTGCCCGTTAGTTACAGCGGTGAACAGTAGGTCAAATGCCCCACCCAAATCCCTGAGTGCGATGTTTAGATCTGTGCCCTCAGTAAAAGCTTCGTTGATAACCTCAGCAATGAATTTGAAAGCATCAGCTAGGGCAGGGCCAGCCTTCTTAGCCATGTCTTGAAAGATTGGGAATAGGTCATCCTGAACAACCTCTAGGATGTCCTCAAAGGCAGGAAGCAAGGCAATGCCGACCTGAGCCTCAAGGTCTTTGAATGAGGCTTGCAGAATTCTCTGTCTGTTAGCTAGTCCTTCTGAGGTATTAGCAAAGTCACCCTGCACCTTGTTGGTTGACTGCATGAGCAAGCCATAACGAGCTTGCACCTTCTCGGTCTCTGTAAGCTCCTTGCCCACCTGACCGATGCCGTTTGCCATCGCATAGGCCTTGACTTCGCTTTCAAGCAGGTTGATGCCGAAGCGCTTTAGTGGCTCAGCCTCACCAGATAGACCAGACTGGAATACTTGCAATGCTTCTGCAACATCTATGTTGAACACAGATGCAAAGTCAGTTGCCCTGGTAGTGATGTCATCTATAAAGCCAGCGACATTTCCACCGTCACCAACGATGCGCTCTGCAAAGGCTGAGAATCTAACAGTTGCAGCATTGAACTCAGTCTGTGTAACACCAAGCCTTTGAGCAGCAGTCTCACCGAGCTTGATGATTTCATCTGCCGCATCGCCGTAGGAAACCTTGACAGCGTTTAGAGATTCAGAAAGGTTTGATCCGCTCTTGGCTGCTTCAATGCTAAATTTCGTTATACCGATACCAGCGGCAATGGTCGCAGCGCTTACAGCCGCAACTGCTGTGCCGATGCCCTTGCTAAAACCAAGAAGGCTGTTCTGAGCAGCCTGGATTCCTCTGTCATCCCATACGGATTTGAGGACTACATTTACTGACATTTAGAAACCCTTGCTTGCTCGGATGGCCCATTTGTCCACCACATACTGAATTGTCTTAGAGATTTGAGGCAGGTCTTTTTCGACAGCCTTCCATGCCATACGAGATGGCTTGTTTGATAGTCGAGTGTTCAGGTTTCTAATAAATGCCTCGCCACCACTCTTTGATGCTCTGCGTTGAAATGTAACAGATTGGCTACCGTCAGAGTAAGTTCTGACCATAGGCTTTGACATTCCTGAGCCTTTGTAGCCTGAGCCAACATAGCGCTTTGACCGACCAGCCATGTCAGCCACAGAGGTCGCAGCAGAGTTCACTCTAATTCCTAGCAGCGTGGTAGTTAGAGACTTGCCACCAGCCTTAGTGCGGAAACGAATGGTCGTTGACTTTGCGCCACCCACGCCCTTGCTAGTCTTGCCCCATTGTAGCTTGGCATTTTTACCCCTGCCAGTTGGATCTAAACCGCTTAGGGGCGCTTGAAGGGTAATGGCGTTTTTGATTGCCTTTTCAGGCTCTTTGCCGATTGTCTTTACCTCACGCAAAAATTCAGTTCTTAGAGACGGCTCAATCTCTCTCAGTTTCTTCTGCAATGCTCTGATGTCTTTGACAGAGTAAGTCTGACCAGTTGCGTTTGTCAGTAGCATTTTTAGCATTAGTCACCTCTTGGTCAAGTCTATCAAAGGGAAAGCCACCCCCGAAGGAGTGGCTTACCTGTTTTGTGCTCGCCAGATTAGGTAGCGAGCCATTGTGAACCTCATGCGCTCTGACTCCTGCAAAAGCAGATGGGGAGCAATCCCAGTTTCAACGGCTAAAGCGGCAATCTCCCAATGCTGGGAGCTGTCACCTAGCCCTTGGATTTTGGGGTTTCAGTAGCCCCAACGCCGTCAACGGTTTCAGTCCACTTTTCAAAGGTGAGGTCAGTCTGCCCTGTTCGGCTCAATGAAGCGTGAGCTAGGAACAGCAGGTGAGTGAGCTTCATTTCCTGTGCTGCCTTGGTAATCGCAATGTTGAACTTGTCCTCGAACTTTACGATGTCAGGAGCAGAGCAAACAGCCTCTACCTTGATACCAGAGTTGTATTCAATCTCTAGGTTGATTTTCATTTATGGTTTCCCTTTCTTTATGGGTTATTAGGCGGTGGCCCTGGTGACCTCGCCTGAGATAGGCCAAGTCAGGTTCTGCACAGCCAAGTCTCCAACAGCACCAGAAATTGGGGTTAGGTTGTTGACCAGAGCGGTGAAGGTGTAGCTAGGGTTTCCAGCCGCAGCAGCAGTTCCATTTGGTAGAACAACAACAGTTGCTAGGGTGTTCAGCAGAGGCCATAGAGCCGAGTCAAGACCAGCAGCGGCGTAATCGTTGTGAAGCGATACGGTCACCGAGCCAGACTTCAATCCGCCAGTTACGGTGCGCCATCCAGTCGAGCTGAAAGCGGTGGTGTCTACCTCGTCAGAGGTTACAGCGATTTCCACCTGGTTTACATTTGATGAGTAGTCAACAGAGTTGATCTTGACTACTGCGTTGGTCAGAACCAACTTTGCCATTTGTTTCTCCTTAGTTAGCTTGCAAGCACTCGGATTTGGAACTCAGCACCGAGATAGGTTGTGTCATTTACTAGGACAGGGCCATAGCTAGACATTTCGGTCACTACACAGTCAAAGGCCTTACCGTCTAGTGTCCTGTTCGATTCTACCGCAAGCAAGACAGATGAGCTGCCTGTGCTTGAGCAGTAAGCATCGAGGTTTCTTTGTGCGGTGCGCTCGTCTGCTCGACCAACAATCACCTGCACAACAAAGGTGTATTCCGTCATTCCGTTGCCCATGTCGAGGTGATACTGCGCTCGGTCAAACTGCACAACAGCAATCGGTGGGTTTGGGTTGTCGGGAATAAACTCAGAGGTTCTTAGCCCCGTAATGGTTGCTAGGTTCTGAGCAATCTCAGTTCTCAGTTCAGCGATGCTTGCCACTATGCAAACCTGATCCTGCGTAGCGAGTCAACAAGCTGAGCGACATCAGGGTCAATGCGAGAGCCAACACGCATCGAGCCAAGCTCACCAGAGATGATTCCTAGTGGCGAGTCAAGGCGCTTGTAGATACGAGATGCCTGAATCACGCAAGCCTGAGTTACCTGAATTGGGACAGCGTTCCAGCCAAAGACACCTGTGACCTTGATGGTAGCCTCGCCGCCAAGGGTAAGGAAGGTGTAATCGCCAACTGCTCGAATGTGGTTGTAAGGCTGAGTGATGCCGTCTGCGTAGCCGTTGAGCGGTTCTAGCTGGTAGTCGGTAGAAGTCCAAGTGGTGTCATACACCTGGTCATCGGCGCTCATGGTGGCGAGCGTGGTGAGGCTGATTAGATCGTCAATCTCAACATTGAAGTCATCGTTAGGTGCGTAGTAGCGGACAGCCGTTCCTGCGTTGTAGAAGATGCGGTTGGTGTATTGGTCAATGGCACGAGAGGCAGACTCAATCGCCATCTCCAACAGGGTGTCATCAACATTGTCGGTGATGCGTAGAGCGGCCTTGACCTGAGCAAGTGTGCTGTAACCGTTAGAGATTGCCATGTCTCTATTCTACCCCTGCAACCTACGCTTCAGCTCGGTGGTGCTGATGCCTTGTGTGTATGGAATGTAGAGCAACTTGATGTTGCGCTCGTCAAGCCAATCCTGGTCAAAGCCCATCTGCTTATAATAATCCTTCCGAGCCCAGTCAGAACCAACGGCAATGATGTCAGGGCGTAGGTCATCAACGACAGCAGCGCAGTTCTCATTCGCCCAGTTAGGAAAGATGTTCTTGACAGACCTAAACTCGCTCAAGACCTCAAAGCGCTCAGAGTAAGAC